CGATCTACCACCTTGCAACATCAGTTGCTCGGTAACGGTAACGAAAGCACCGTAGCGCTGTGGGGAAAGATCGCTGCTACCGATAGCGGTGCCAGCGACGGCGGTCATAGCCACACCCTCGCCGGGGTTGCTGATGCTTGAAGCCGTACCCACTACAGGAACCTTGACGTTACCGGTAAGGCCGTTCAAAACACGTCCACCCATTTGCTGGAAGCGGGTAGGAGAAGCCAAAGCGGCAACACCAGCAGCAACGTTGGTAGGAACAAAACCAGGAGAGTTAGCCAAAGTTGAGGTAGCAGCGAATTCACCACCGTCACCCAAGGCACGAAGCACAGAAGCGGGAACGCTAAGCTGCCCTTTCATGGCAACGTTAGAGCCGCGCACCTCGCGCAAAGCCTCCTCGGTGAACTCAGCAGCGACACCGGTGACACGCTTGCCCTGGTAGATGTCGCGAACGGCACCGGCCAAGTCGAAACGCTTGGTCATGTTGCGCATCTCTTTGGCGTGCGAACTTGAAGCCTCGCCAGCCAATACAGCGCTCTCGGCAATCTTAGCGTCCTCACGCTTCACCTTGAGCTGAACATCAACTTTACGAATCTCACTAGCGAGGCGCTCCAATTCTGCCACGTCGGTGTCAGACAGGTCACGCTCCTCAAGCTCAGCGCTTTTTTTTACGTCCTCGCGCTGGTCGACGTATTGTGCCCGCAATGCTTGCAGGTCTTTGATGGGAAGGTCAGTCATTGTTATTGTCACTTTCTGACCGCGCAAATACTGAGGCGGCCTGATACGCTGGGTAAGTTACGGGACTTACGTCGATTAGTTTGGACACTTTGTCAATTACGCGAACGTCATTTTCATCTCTTGACTCCTCGCCAATCATGAAGGCAAAAGAGCTTTGGTTGATGTCGCCGCGCTTAATCATCTCGTACAGGTCTTTGCCGGCCTGCGTGTTGCTCAACGTAGCACGGTAGTGCAAGCCGGTATCGTCTTGGCTCAGTTCCAAGGTGCCGTTGGTAGTCCTAGCTAGTGGCACGCCGTCGTGGTTGATGAGCAACCGTACATCGTCTTCGAGTACGTCAGAGAATGCACCTGGGGCAATGCGCTCTTGGAACGGGCCGATGTCGGTAACGCTGTCAAATACCGCGGCGTAGCCTTCGACCACCATCTCGTCGCCATCTGCAGCGCGCATCTCGGCGGCTCGGTACTGTACGCCTTTATCGGTAGCCTTCTGCAACTTGCGCTCGGCTACACCGCTGACATAGTTGCGCACCTCAGCAAAGCGCTCCTTGTCGCTGCCGGGTGTGTTGGTGTAGATGGCCACCAGTTGCATGTACGTCGCGCGCTCGGTGCGGCGGCTGGTGTTGTGAAGGGACCGCCGAACGTAGTTAGGCAAGTGGTTGTCTGTCGTCATCGCTTGAAATCTTATCAGAATATGCGCCCATGCGATCAAGGGCAATTTGGTTGACCTGCACCAGGTGGGTGTCACCTTCGGCGGTCGGGTTCATTTCCTCGTTAGCCCGCACCTCGTTAATCGTCATCACGCCGTTCTGTAGCATCTGGGTGTAGAACTGCGAACGCGCAGACATATCGCCACGAAACAAATCGTTGAGGCTGAACTTAAAGTAGTGGTTGCGGGCCTCGCGCATCGTAAGCAGCTTGCTGGCCAACTCCTGTTCAATGCGTTTTGCCCAGGGCAACACCGTATGGCGGGCAAACATCAAGTTCTGTTGCTCCACGTTGTTGTATGTCGTCTGACTTTCCAATTGTACCAAGGCCGGTGGTACGCTAAAGATGCGGCAAATCTCCTCGGCTTGAAACTTGCGCGTCTCAATGAACTGCGCCTCCTCGGGTGCAATGCTGATACGGTTGTACTTGAAGCCAAATGGCAACAGTTTGGTGCCGGCGCTGGTCATGCTCCCGTTCCAAGACTTCTGCAGCACTTCCATTTGCTCAGACTTGAGCGGCTGGTCTGAAGACAACACGCCGGTCATCTGCCCACCGTTGCCGAAGTATGTCGAGCCGTAGTTCTGCGCGGCTTGCGCCAGTCCTAAATTCTCGCGGTGCAGCTGGATGGGACTCTTGCGGTACATATTGCAGACCTCAAGCATATCCTCCTGTGCTACAACCAACCCGTCATTGAGTTTGAACAGCACACGACCGTCGACAATACGGCGCTCGACCTGATCGGTGTCTACGCACTCCATGGCAATCGGTACGCCACCGGCACCGCGTTGTATGATGGCGTAGCCGCAACCCTTGCTTACAGCCTGGGCAATCACGGTTTCCCAAAAGTGGAACGCCGTTTCGTAATTGTTGGGTCTGTAGGTGGTGACATCCAGCGCCGGGTGCTCGTTGACCATATCGCGGCGGCGGCCATCGGTGACGTACAGGTGTAGGCCCAAGCTGGCCAACGTGCTGGCAATCTTGTATACGCATGCGTACACCGTAGAGATGCGCATGCTGCTGTCGTGGGTGATGTTGGCGCCCGATTCTGTGGGGCCATAGAGGCCCACCGCGGCAACGATGTCTTGTGGCCTGTCCAGTCCAATGCGCGCCCGCGCCTCCTGAACGAATTTCTGTAAGCGGTTTGCCATGCCTGCAAGATAAAAAAGGGCAAGCGACCGTCGCCGCCTGCCCTACATAAACCAAATATGAACTCGCTAGAGACTAATCACCTGCAACAGTGGCTCCTCATCTTGCGCATTGTTAAAGTAACAACCCATGGCCATGATACTGGCTACAATGCCGTCTACTTTTTGGCTCTCGCTGTTCTTCTTCTTTGTGACCTTGATGTTGTCGGCTTCGTCGCGGGCAAGGTGTACGCAGCCCATTTGCCACCGCAGGACGTCGTGGCCGCCATGGATGACCTGACCCTTGCATAACAGCACCTCAAATTGCTTGGTCGGGTACGACATCGAAGCGTAACCCTGACCGAACGGTTGGCAGTCGATGCCGTCGAGGTACGGCACAACCAGGTGCGCAATGTACCGGTCATACGCCAGCGCCTTTAAATCGTACTCAAGTGCCAAATCTTGTATGTGTTTGCGCACTGCAAGCATGTCGGTGACGTTGCCCTCGGTAATCGTGACCAGCCCAAGCCGCTCAAAGGTGTAGTAGTCGATGCCACCGCTCAAGCTCTTGCTGTTGGCCTTCTCCTCGTTTACGAAGTGGTGGCACTTCAGGTAGAAGCAATCGTTGGCATCGTCTCGAAATATGAGCGCTACAGCCGTGAGGTCCTTGGTACTGGACAAATCCATGCCGGCATAGCATGGTAGCGTCCTTAAGTAGGCTTCGTCGAGATCGGCACCGCCACGCATGAACTCGTCGTCGGTTACCCAGCGCTCCTCGCTCGCCGTCCAGATGTTGAGGTGGAGGCGAAGGAACGTATTGATTTGCCTCGGGTTCTCCTTACAGCGGTTTACCTCCTGCTCGAAGTAATCCTTCTTGCAAATTGTACCGTAACCAGGGTTGGCCTTTGCCCACGTCGCCGGCTTCGTCCAGTCATCATCTTTATGAGCTGAGTATATAACCGGCAAGAATGTATCGTCCTGCACGCTTCCCTCTTTGACCTTCTGCGCATACTCATGAAGCTCGTAACAAATCGAGCTTGTATCGTGGCCGGCGGTGGTGATTGCTATCACCAACGGCTGGGTGCGGGCGCCGGTGCTGGTCTTTAGGACGTCGTAGAGGTCTCGGTTGGGGAATACGTGTAGCTCGTCGAGTATGACGGCATGGGCGTTGAATCCATGCTTAGTGTTCGCTTCAGCCGATATGGCTTTGTAGAAGCTGTTTTTGTACTCGATGGTGTTGCGCAGCACCTTGCCCCGGCCCCGTAGCTTCGAGTTGTTGGCGCACATGGCTGATGCGATCTCAAAGACGATACGCGCCTGGTTGCGATCACCCGCGGCTGAGATAATCTCAGCGCCTGGCTCGCCGTCAGCGAAGAGCATGTAAAGGGCGATGGCGGCGCAAAGATTGCTCTTGCCGTTTTTCCTAGGAACTTCAATGTACGCTTGCCGGTATTGACGCAAACCATCCTCGCGAACTGTCCCAAAGAGAGGTCTGATGATGTCGTCCTTTTGCCAGTCCTCAAGAATGAACGGCTCACCACCCAACGACCCCTTGACGTGCGTACAATACTTCTCGATCCACTCGACGGCTTTTTCTCCTTTCTCAGCATCATAGTAGCCTCCCATAATCCAAAAGGTACTTCAACGCGGTTTCGGCGTTGTTGGGGTACGTTTTCTGCTGCCTGATTTCGCCGTGGTGCAAATGGACGACGGCCATCTGTTGGGTGTCGTCGAAGTCGAAGCCGGCATCGAGGCTGGTCCCAATCTGCACAATGAAGAATCCCCGGTATGTATGGTCGGTACAACTGAATGCTACGTCCAGTTCCTGAATGCTGCGTTGAGTGCTCGAAGTACCTGGGCGCTCCCCAGGGAACTTCCATTCGAACGCCATCCAGAAATCTCGGCGCGGGTTGCGGTAGATGCAGTCGACGTCGTGGATGGGGCAGTGGTGCGTTAGCCGGTCCACGATTTGGTTCATCGGGTGGATGGCGCGAGGGTTTCGTATAGCCATCACGCGAAGTCTGGATCGTCAACTTCACCACTGCCGACACCGAGCGCCTTGATGTACGCCCGCTTTTTGT